AATTTATTTTCGTAATGCCGTAAGTATGTCACATAAAACAGCGAAAGAAGAAATACCAAAACTGGCCGAAGATATAAGAAAAGTCATGGATCTACACAAAGAAGAGCGGGGAGTGATTCATTGCGTTTCTTATTCTCTTGGCCGGCAATTGGCTTCCCTGTTGGATGATCCTAGAATAATTTTCCATGATAGTCTTAATCGGCAAGAAAAGATTGATTTGTTTGTGAACAGCGAGGAGCCTTTTGTTTTATTAAGTCCATCCGTGGAAAGAGGATTGTCGCTGGAAGAAGATAAAGCGCGCTGGTGTTACATTGCCAAAGCGCCTTACCTCAGCCTACTTGATGATATAACTAGGAAAAGAGTTTATTCTGGTAAGATGGGTCAGCTTTGGTATACCTGTTCAATGCTGTTGACTACTCTACAAATGACAGGCAGAATTGTTCGGTCCAAGAATGACTTTGGAATTTCTTATATCGGGGATGAGCAAGTTTCCGTGGCATTAAATAAACATGCAAGCGCTTTGCCTTCTTGGTGGCGTGAAGCGATTATGTGGTGACTTAGCCCTCCCTGTTGGAAGACTTTTTTAATTTGTTCTTCCCTGTTGACAAAATTGTTTATTTATTATAGGATTAAGTAAAAAAAATGGAGGGAGAAATTATATGACTACCGGAGAAGCAATTAGAAACTTTTGTAAGCAATGTGTTAGTTCAAGTTTGACAAAAGTTATTCGGGAATGTGGCGGTGAATATGTCAAGGCAACTAAAAAACCTTGCGCCCTGTTTAAATATCGGCTTAAGGGCAAGGGTAATTTAAAGGCCATAAGAAGAAATTGCGTTGAGTGCATGGGAGGAAGTTTTGAAAGTGTTTCTGATTGCCAGACTGCTGATTGTATCCTACACCCGTTCAGATTTGGGAAATTACCGTCACTTGTTGGGCGAAAGAATTTGCAGGATAATTTAAAGAGCAAGGTTAATGTCTAACAAAGGGTAAAATATTCTAGAAAATAAAACGCCCTACAAGTGGCATTCTTGATAATAAAAAAAGGGGGCAATTTCTCACCCCCTTTGTAATCCTGCTAAATCAGCCTGTTTTTATTACTGTTTTTCTATCCCCTCACCTCCTTTCACTGCCCGGTTATATTTCCCGCGCCGGTAAGCCTTACCCTCAAGCAGTTTTTCCTTGGCCTTTTTGTTCGCCCAAAACTGCTTTCTCTCATAAGACATTTTCTCCCTGCGCCAGGATTCAATGATCCGTTGAGTTTCTAACTGTTCAATCTGTAAGCTGGTTACTTCCTGCACTTTCCCGGCCTCCCTGCGTTCTTCAATCTCCGCCCGCTGCATCCATTTCAGAAACGTAGCCAGGGCTTCATTGAAAAGTATATGCGTTTTGGTATTTTCCGCAATAGCCTTTTGCCGGAAACGCTTCCAGATTCTTTCGTCAATTTCGATGTTTACCCTGTGAGCGTTCATTTATCCCCCCTTTTAACCACTTCCCGGCAGAAAAAGAAGAAGATAATCAGGATAATAAACGCGGTGAATAATGTCATAGTTTAACCCTCCTATTCCAACTATTTATTCTATTTGTTATTTCAGAACCTCAATCGCTGTTAATTACCGTCAAGCTCTGGAGCCAAAATCCCATAGCCGCCCCAGTCTTTATAAATTGTTAAATTGTTACTTTTGACATAATCATCTTTAATTTTGAGCGCATAGCCGCGTGCGTCACCATTAACAAATACAGGGATATTTTTTGCCCTGAAATTTAAAATCTTGTCAACTTTGTCAAGGATTTTATTGGTCAATTCTTCCCAGTTGTCAGTGGTCACGCCATTTTCACCATTGCAATAATCAGTCGCCAGCTTATGAGCTTTAACATCCAGATTATGCAGTTTTTTGCAAAGCTTGATATTGTCCAAACCAGTGTTAAAGATTGCGTTTAAGTTTGCGCCGTGTTCCTCAATCTGCTGATACATTCTGTCATGTTTAGTCATTTTCCGCCTCCTCCAATTCATTTTCAAGGTCTGTTAATTCGCTTTCCAGTTCTTCCAGTTCTTCTTCTAATCGCTGGTATTCTTTAACTTCTGTCTTATCAATTCCATCAACATAGTCATTCAATCCGCAACTGTAAGCCGTGGGATCCATTTCTTTGATAATATCGGCAGGATAAAAAGTTAATCCAGCCACCTTAACTTCGCCTTCACTGTTAAGGGATTCCTCATAACTTTCAATGCAATCATCCGGGTCAATTTCAAAGCTGTCAATCTCATTTTGCTTTGCTTTGATTAATTCTTTTACGTTGCTAATTTTGTCTTGAATTGTTTTCATGTTCTTTTTCCTCCCTGTTAATTAAATTATTATTAAATCAAGTTACCATTCTCATCAAATTCATAGTCATTAGCATGAATCGTCTCAATTATGGCCTCATCGCTGGTTTGATAATCAAACTCTTTGCTTAACATTATGCGATAATCTTCCAGTAATGACTTTTTAAATTCTTCTTCAAGTTCTTGTAATTTATCTTCACTTTCTCCACTTTCATATTTTGGAGAATTTTCATCGAGATAATCATTGTAAACTGGTTGCCATTCTTCCATGAAAGACTTTGCGGTTTGATATGTTTCGCATTGTTCGCCATGTTCATTAAAGATGTTTTGTGCAACCTCATTGGCCGAAAGTATAAAATTCCCTTTACAATATGAACCTCTGTCAATATCAAATCCGGTTATTTTAAGGCCAATTCGCTCAGCATCTTCATATAAAAATACCCACCAGTCAGAGTCAACATTAATATTGTAAAGATTATCAATGGCCTTTGATTTCTGATTATCTGTCAATTCTTCAAACTTATAAGCTTTTGTTTCTGTGATTATTGTTCTCATAACTCCCCCTGTTAATTAAATTATTCCAATTCTTAAATAAACTCTTCCTGCTGCGTACACCACTTCATTTTCTTGATATTGTCAAACTCCTCCGCCGCCGCTTCCGGTGTATATTCCCGGCCAAAAATATCCTGGAAATGTGCTTTCCTGTTAGAAAAATACTTCTTAAACCCCTCTTTATTGCCCCTGTTCATAAACTCCATTTTGTGTGCGGTTGGTTCTTTTTCCATGATTTACCCTCCAATATTATTCGTCCCCTGTTAATAAATTAACTCCGTCAACGCCTATCTTATCCATAATTGCCTCAATATCGGCTTTCCATTTTTTATCATCCGAGGCGATACCAGTCGGAGCGATTTTACTTTCTAAAGCGTAATAGATTTCTTGTGCTTCGGATTCTGTTAAAAATAATTTGCCTTCCTGTAATTTCTCAACTTCCTGGATTAAATCATTGACCGTTTCTAATGTTGCAAGCATTCTGTCCTTAGTGTAGCAATCCGCTGTTTCTGAAATTTCCATTTCAATGTCTTCTAAAATAGTTTGAGCCTTTTCTTTAATTATTTTCATTATTTTAACCTCCCTTTTTTTAGTTTCTTATAAGCTCCCGGATCCCCTCCAAAATCCGAAAGCCTAAAGAAATAAAAATCAGTCTTAGGTAATATTGCCGTTATTGGCTTTTTTAATTGCTTCTTTGACTGTGCAACAAAAACAAACGGCATTTGGTTGTCTATGCCCACAATTCAAAACCATATCCGGTATATTTTCCAAAGCTCTAAGCATATCTGGAGCGGCAGAAATTAAATGCGCTATTTTATCTTGTGTTGGTTGTGCCCAGCCTGTTATTTTACAGATGAAATGATTATGGCCTATATCTAAAATACCTGTTATTTTTTGTCCTTCTCCTTCAACGCACCATTCGCCAAAAGTCTTGTGATTCATGTTCTTAATCCCCCTCATAAAGTTTAATTATTTATAAATAAATTGCCGTTAAAATAATCAATCCGATTGCCGTGATTACTAATCCCCCGGCAAAAAGATTGCCTAGTAATGCCTCCGCGTGTTGTGTTTCAATTTGTAAGTTTGTTCGATTATCCGGCCTATGTTCACAGCTCCGGCAATCCCCTCTGATACACGTTTGTTTTTTACAAGTGTTATTCATTTTCTTATTCCCTCTGATTATTGATATTTCCAGGCTAGAAAACTCTTCCTGAAATACTTATATAATTTGTTATTAGTTACCAGGTTTTTCCTATCCGCTTTGATTCTTGATTTATTTTTCATATTCGTTCACCTCTTTTCATATTCTTTTAACTGGGCATTGCTCTTTATTAAACCTTGTAAAATGATCCGCATACATATTATAACCAGACCAGGTTAATTTTATTTTATAAAACAAACAACAGAATAAAAACTTTTTACGTTTAGTTTCTATTTGTAAAGCCGGACAATAAAGACAATTGATTCTAAAGCGAGTTGATTTTTGATTAATTGATTCGTTTTTATAATATAATGTTTCCATATTCAAACCTCTTTTCATTATTCATTGTTCAGCTTTAAGATAATACTTTATAATATATTGTCAAGTATTTATTTTATTTCAAATAGCCAAAAATAGCTTAACTCCATAATATCATTAATAAACATTCCTTAATAAATATGCTTGGAAAACGCTACTCAATATTAAATTGTGATCATTTATCCTATTTTCATTTATTCCAATTCTTCTCTAAGCCGCGCCTAGTCTATATCTGCGAGTTATTAAGTGTCAATTCCATAATCCAATATTAATCGTTAGGACGTTTGTCCTATATTTGCCATAATCAGGACGATTGTCCTATAACCAGGCCTATAAACAAAAGTTATAATGACTATTCCAAAAGGATATACTATTATTTATATCAAGTATTTGTTTATTTTTATGATTTTGGCATGGATTTTGATATATGGGAGTGGAGGGTGTGTAAAACTTTACACATGTGTAATTTATTACACACCCCTCAAGAATCGTGCCAAAGTTTAATATTTGTTAAAATAAATAATATGAGCAATTCTGCCTATTCCCTCAGCTATCCACTTTACCCCTTTATATGCGCCCTTCCCTCCACTGATCAACCAGCCTACGCTATCATATAATTAATAGACATAATCATATTATTATTTACTATCAAATACTTATACTATTATTATACCTTCATGTTTACATAACAGCCCTTATGAGACCTAGTAATATAATCATATAGTTATGTGGTGCATAAATAGGTGGAGTGATTAAAGCCTGGACATATGCCTTGTTCCCTCCACTTCAGTTATAATTATAAATCATAAAAATTTAAAATTCTGCACCCAAGGGAAAAAGAATTCTTTCCAAACTGACCCCACGATACCCAAAAAGAGGAACAGGAGGGGTGGTTAAGTATAATATGGCACTCTCATATATTACCTCCCATTTCAAATCCCTATTCCCTCAGCCTCGGCAAAAGGTACTCCGGCCGCCTACGAAATCCCAAAAAGTTTTCCTATACACAAAAACGGTCGGCTGGAAAATTTTGGGAAAAAATTAAAAAAGGGTGGTGGTTTTATATATAATAAATTATAGGGGGTACTAGTACCCCAAAAAACCATTACCCCACGCTCTATAGAAATTATCATTTCGGTATTATAGAAATTTCCGGGGAAAAAGTGGTTGGCTAATTTTAAGGTTGACAAGAATATTTTTTTAGTGTAATGGGTTTTTACCGGCGTGTTTAAAAAAAGTGAAGGACGACAGCGGGCCAACTGGACTTCAGTGCTACTCTCTAATTCACTGATAGGAAGGACACAGCCTAGGATATAAGAAATTTCATGTGGCCACTCGACCTAGCACGCCGGTGCTTTTCAACATACATAAACTTTTTGAGGGAGAGGTTTTATGTCAGAATTTATAGGATTTCCAAAAATAGCTAGATTAAGTCGCGAAATTATAATCACAGAAAAAATTGATGGAACAAATGGCCAAATCTTTATTGGTGAAGATGGTGAGTTTTTGGTTGGTTCGAGAAAGCAATGGATTACGCCTGAGAATGATAATCACGGTTTTGCAAGGTGGGCGCATGACCACAAAGATGAGTTGATCGCTGGCTTGGGAGTTGGCCGACACTTTGGCGAATGGTGGGGCAGTGGAATACAGAGAGGATATGGGCTGCCAAAAGGCGAAAAACGGTTCAGCCTCTTTAACACTCACCGCTGGAGTGATGAATTTGTTAGGCCGCTTTGTTGTGATGTCGTTCCAATTCTTTTCCATGGGGATTTTTCCGAAGAAGATATTCTTGAGACGTTAAGAGAATTAGAATGCAATGGGAGTAAGGCCTCTCCGGGATTTATGAATCCAGAGGGAATTATAATTTATCACACCGCCGCCAATATGATGTTTAAAAAGACTATCAAGAACGATGAAAAAGGAAAAGGGGAGTAAGGAATAATGGACGGTTTCATAAGCAGTTTCATTTCATATTTATACTCATTGGACAATTTGGATTGGTCGTTGGTGCTCGGGTTTTTTATGTTGATGGCCGGGGCGCTGGATTTTTATATACAGGGAAGGAAATATCTTAATGGCTAATACTCCTACAGGCGGGCGCAAAACTAAAGATCGGGAAATAACCGATAACTTCAATATGAATAAACGCGGCAACCTATCCAAGCGCGAACTTAATAAAGTGAAAAAAGACTCCCTCCCCGATATCCCGGATATAGAAGACGTTGAAGAACTCCTCGATAGTGACTCCTTCCAGATGCTGAAGGACATGAGGGCAGCTTATAAATCCGTTGATGGCCGGAAACGTCTCAAGGAAATGATTGCCAACGATAAAGACTTCTCCTCCATGGTGAAAGAGTTGCTGAAAATAGAATCAGCTATCCTCTCCGCCAAAATGAAAGAAAAGGACAATGGGATCACTGGAGGCTCAGCGGCAGTGTTCGTTATCATCAAAGGGTTAGAAGATGAGAAGCGGGTTGACAAAGCAATTAAGCTCACCGATACCGGAGTGGATTTGGAACAGGTGATGAATGCGCTTGATCCCAATGCCGAGAAGAGGGTGGAGGTTGAGGAGAAAGTGGAGGGACCGGAGACATGGTAGAAAGAATAATTACTATAGAAAGGAAAACAATTTAATGCCGGATAATCTAATCTCAGTAGCCTACAACAATATCGAGTTCCAGTTCACCAATACGCCAACCGCGCCACAGCTTATCCATGAAATATTCACCGACAATTATAAAGTGTTAGAGAGGAAACTAAATTTAGCCTCCGGAGTAATTTTGGACATCGGTGCCAACGAGGGCATGTTCTCCATCCTCATGGCCAAACTGTTTCCAACCACCAGAATCCTTTCCTTCGAACCGGTGCCGAAAACTTTCTTCACCATGATAAAGAACATCGGCCTGAACAACATCACCAACATCTATCCCTACAACCTTGGTGTCGGCGGCAAAAGCAACAAGTCAGAAATTATCTACTGTGACAAAACTTACTCCGGTGGCTCGTCCATGGTGGTCAAACCAAACCCTGACTCCCAGGACATGATAAACATTGAAGTCGTGGCGCTGGATGATATCTTCAACCCAACCAAATTCCCGTTTATCGACCGTGTTAAACTTCTCAAAATGGACATCGAAGGCGCGGAGTACGAAACCCTTTACAACTCCACCATTCTCCCTCGGGTTGACAATATGGTTGCGGAGTTCCATATTAATGATAGACTTACCGGCATGGGTTATGATATAAATGAATTGGCTACGTGGGTTGGGAGCCAAACGAATTTGGTTTACTTTGAGAAAATGAGGATGGCGGATTGAAATGGTAGACTTAAAACAAATTCCAACAAGAGTTCTTTTAGCTATGGCAATCAGCATGTATTTCAAAATCATGGTGAAGAAAATAAAAAATAAATTCAGAGGGAGGAAAACAAGTCATGGACAAACTTACAGTAGTATATGATGGCGGCATGATGTTCTTAGGCCGGCTGGATGGTAACAAGCTTTACAATCCCAGAATCATAGTTGTGACTTCCGGAGATCCGACCAGCACCGATCCGGAGAAAAAGAAATCCATGGTCAGCCTGTCTCCTCTTCCGTTTCTTCCACCGTTCATTATCCTTAAAGACTTCACCTTCTCCTATCCGTTTCCGGAGGACATTGAGAAAAACGTGTATGACTTATATTTAAAAGTCACCAAACAAAAACCTTCTCTGGAACTTGTGTCATAACCCAGACCCGAACCTGAAACCATAACCTGAACCTGTACTAAAATTGGAGTTACTATGATTGGCGGAAGAGAGTAAAACATTTCAGGTCGTTTTTGACTACGAGGACATTCCAACGTTAAAGAAATTCGCGTTGGATAATAGTCGTGTTCGCATGTGCATGGGTCCGTTCGGTTCGGCTAAAAGTAGCGCATGTGTGATGGAAATTATAAGGAGAGCAAATGAACAGACTCCAGGACCAGATGGTATTCGCCGTTCCCGATGGGGAGTTGTCAGAAATAGTTATACGCAACTCAAAGACACGACAATCAAGACTTTCCATGATTGGTTTCCGCCAAAATTATTCGGTGAGTACCGTGTTACCGACCATAGTTACCTCATTACTAAATTTCCAGGCGTCCACTTGGAAGTGTTATTTAGGGCTTTGGATAGACCTGACCAAGTATCCAACCTCCTCTCCTTAGAACTTACCGGCGCGTGGTTCAATGAAGCGCGTGAAATTCCAATCACCATTATTGATGCCATGGATGGTCGTATCGGTCGTTATCCTTCCGGTCGTGACGGTGGCGCATCTTGGTACGGAATGATATTTGACAGCAATCCCCCAGATGAAGATTCGACCTTATACAAACGTTTTGAAATCATCCGTCCAGACAACTGGAAAATATTCAAACAACCATCGGGGTTATCAGTCCATGCAGAAAACACAAAACACCTCCCAAAAGACTATTACAAAAACCTCGCCAAAGGAAAAGACGAGATGTATAAACGTATCTATATTGACGGACAGTATGGGTATCTTGTCAGCGGGAAACCGGTATTCCAGTCATTTAGGGACAATATCCATGTCGCACCCCATCAACTTGAACCGCAAAAGGGGCTAGATGTATTATGCGGATTTGATTTCGGACTTCAGCCCAGTTGTATAATTGCCCAGATAACTCCTCTTGGCCAACTCCGCATCCTTGATGAATTAGTTTCAGATGGTATGGGACTCCGGCAGTTCTGTGAAAACCAACTGCTACCATTGCTACGTTTAAAATACTTCGGAATGAACGTTATGGGATTCGGTGATCCATCCGGAACCTCCCGGGCGCCAACAGACGAATCCACCTGCTTCGAAGTTCTCCAGAGTCCGGAAGTCGGTCTTCGCAATGTTGTGCCTGCGCCAACAAACGCTATCCTACCCCGAGTCGCTGCTGTAGAGAATTTCCTAAACAGAATGTATGCCGGGGAACCATCTTTCATCCTCTCCCCGAACTGTCATTATCTCCGCAAGGCCATGAACGGCGGGTATCATTATGAGAAAGACCCAAGGAGCTTGGGTGAGGAATACAAGATCATGCCATCCAAGAACTTCTCGAGTCACATTTGTCTTTCTGGAGATACTATGGTTCTTGCTCCTGAAGGTGAAAAGAGGATTGATGAAATAAGGGTTGGTGATTTTGTCGTTACCCCATTTGGGAATCGGCAAGTAACTGCGGCAGGGCTGACACAAAAGAATGCCGAAGTCATTGAAATAACTTTTTCAGATGGTAGGAAAATTAAATGTACTGAAAATCATAAATTTATAAAATCAAACAAAAGTATTGCAAAGAGTAATGCTTTACGATATAATGATGTCCTACAAGATTATAATTCATGGAGGACATTAAAATGGAGCATCCAAAGTTTATTGAGTTTGAAGGAAAGAAATATCGGCTTTCGTCAGGCAATTACTACAGAGTTGAAAATTGGGGAAAGTCAACGTGTAACTTACATAGAGCAATCTGGGAACACCATAACGGATGTAAGGTTCCAAAAGGATATGCCGTTCATCACATCGATGGGAATGTTTTCAACAATGACATTTCCAATCTCGGATTGGTTTCCAGATCAGAACATTCACGGTTTCATCTCAAAAAAAGAATCGCAGATGGAACATTGGATAACAAAGCATCTCTTCTTAAAGCTCGGGAAGCAGCGAAATCTTGGCATGGGTCAAAGGAAGGACTCGAGTGGCACAGTAAACACGGAAAAGAAAGTTGGGTTGGCAGAGAAATTTATATCACCACTTGTCTGTATTGTGGAAAAAGTATTCAAACTCCGTTTCCTTCAAGAAAAAAGTTCTGTGGAGGAAACTGTCAAACACGATACAGATACCACAGCGGGAAAGACAACGTTCAAAGAACGTGTATTATTTGTGGTACAAACTTTAAAGCGAATAAACATTCTAAAATCAAAACCTGCTCCAAGGATTGTGCAAATATCTCGTCTTCCAGAACTAAAAGACGTATATAATATTACCGTAAATATTGACCATGTTTTTTATGCGAACGGCATCTTAACTTGCAATTGCGATGCCACAGAATATCTTTGCATGTTCATTGCTGAGAAGGATACACATGATAAGCGCTGGAAGGAATTAAGCTCAAGGGTTAACTTTACGCCGCATAAAGATACAGGTTCAATCGGGGGATATTGATATAAAATAAACAGCCGAGGGGAATAAAACTCAGGAGAAAGTCAATGGATGAAATAAAATCAGAGTTCCAGGAATCAAAGCGTAATTCAGAAGTAATGGTGTCCTTCGGCGCCCGCCTCTATAACCAGTTCACCGCCAATGAAGGTTTCCGGTACGCCAAGGAACAACAGTGGCTGGAAGACCTGCGCGCATACAAAGGATTATACGACCCAGATGTTGTTATCTCCAAAAACGCTTCCAAGGTCTATCCGAAACTGACCCGTTCAAAAGTCAACATTGTCCTCTCCCGGCTCCATGAAATGCTGTTCCCTGAGAACGACAAGAACTTTGAAATCAAACCAACTCCTGAGCCAAAAATTGCTCCGGAAATTGCCAAGAAGATAATAGATGGACTCCTCCAGCAGAAACTCATGGAAACCCAGATGGCCATGCAGCAGAAACAAACCGGCACAATACCAGGCCAGCCCCTCCCCGTTACTCCATTAACCTCTGAAGATGTCCGCCTTGCAATAAAAGCTTTCACCGATGCCACATGCGAAAATATGTCCAGAGTCATTGACGACCAACTCTTTGAAATGGACTATCCTGAAGAAACAAAGAAAGTTCTAAAATCCGGCCTTCTCTATGGAACCGGCATAATGAAAGGTCCCATGATAAATAAACGCACCAAACATAAGTGGCAACCCAACATGGCCGGTGATTATGTTGAAGCCAGCGAATCGGAAGACGTTCCATTTTTCGAATCCATCCGTATCTGGGATTGGTATCCAGATATGACCATCACCGAGCTTTCCATGATAGAAGGCAGTTTTGAGCGCCATTTAATGTCCAAGCATGATATCCGTGAACTCATTGACCGTGAAGATTACTACGGTGACATCATCAAGAAATTCCTTACCGAACATCCCAATGGCAATTACGTCCCAAAGAACTGGGAAATTCAACTCCAGATAATAGAAATGGAAGCCGGTGCCAGATACACAGCCACCACAACCAGTTACGTTAATACCCAGGACACCTCCCGCGCCACCAACCGCCAAATAGGGAAAAAGTATGAAGTCCTTGAATATTGGGGATACATAGATGGTTCTGATCTTGAAGCCTGTGGTGTCGAAGTCCCTGACCCAACTTTAGAATATGCCGCTAATGTCTGGATGATAGGGAAAACCATCATCAAGGCAACGTTGTTTGAAGGCGCCCTTAACCGTTACAAAATATTCTATTATGAAAAAGACGAAACCAGTCTGTATGGAGAAGGATTGGCCAGAGTCATGCGCCATAGCCAAATCGCCGTTGCCTCCTCAGCTCGTATGATATTGGATAATGGAAGTGTCATAAGCGGTCCGCAGGTGGAAGTCAACTGGTCACTCCTTACACCCGGACAAGATATGTCCTCCTTCTACCCTCGGAAAATATGGTATCGTGAAGGCAGGGGTGTTGAAGCCCAGTATCCAGCAATCCGGAACCTGTCTTTTGAGTCCCATATCCCAGAACTTATTTCAATTTCCAAATTCTTCATGGAATTTGCCGACATCGAAACCACTCTCCCGACATGGTTAGCCGGCCAGATGGTCAATAACGAAACCGCGCAGGCAGCTTCCGGTCGGATGGCCACCATAACCATATCCATAAAAGACATAGTTAAGAACTTCGACATGTTTA